TTCAAGGTCGTGCTTTTGGAAAAGAACAACCAAAGTATCTAACCATAAAGTTAGATGAGAATAAACAAAAGGTATATGGACTTGAAAGAATCAATTTTCAAAAACACATTTACATCACGGAAGGTCCAATTGACAGTTTATTTATTGATAATTGTTTGGCTGCTGCTGGTGCAGATTTAATTTTAAAAAATAAAGTTTTACCGCAAAATGTTACATATATATTTGATAACGAACCAAGAAATAAAGAGATTATAAAAAGAATGTATGGTGTGATTGAAAAAGATTATAACGTTGTAATATGGCCAAGTGATATTCAACTCAAAGATGTAAACGATATGATCTTATCAGGATTATCCAAAACAGAAATTGCTGATCTTATAAGTAAAAGCACATACTCAAAATTATCTGCACTAACAAAAATGAATGAATATAAAAAAGTAAAGGAGGACTAGTGGCACCACAAGAACAAGCTATTCACGTTATCAAAAGAAAAGACAGAGGTAAAGAACTTCTTAACATTGAAAAAATCCACGAGATGGTAGAATATGCTTGTGAAGGTATACAAGGTGTATCTGCATCACAAGTCGAAATGAATAGTGGATTACAATTCTTTGATGGTATTACCACAGATGAAATTCAGCAAATTCTTATTAAGTCAGCAGCAGATTTAATATCATTAGAAAATCCAAATTATCAATTTGTTGCCGCAAGACTATTATTATTTTCTTTACGAAAACAAGTTATTAATCGTTTATGGGATCACCCTCATTTATATAATCACGTTAAAAAATGTGTGGATAACGGTCTATATGATAAAGAGATATTAGACTTATACGATAAAAGAGATTTTGATAGAATGGAAAATTTTATCAACCATGAAAGAGATTATACATTTACGTATGCAGGATTAAGACAAGTCATTGACAAGTATCTAGTCCAAGATAGAAGTAATGGTGAAGTATATGAAACACCTCAGTTTATGTACATATTAATATCAGCAACTATCTTTGCTAGATATCCAAAAAACAAAAGAATGGCTTATGTTAAAAAATATTATGATGCCATTTCAACTTTTAAAATTAACATTCCAACACCGGTAATGGCTGGAGTCCGTACTCCTCTTAAACAATATGCTTCTTGTGTATTAGTTGATATTGATGATACACTTGCAAGTATTTTTAGTGGCGATATGGCAATTGGTAGATATGTGGCACAACGAGCTGGTATAGGTATAAACGCTGGACGTATTAGAGCAATCAATTCTCGTATTCGAGGTGGGGAAGTACAACACACAGGAGTTATTCCTTTTCTTAAAAAATTTGAAGCAACGGTTAAATGTTGTACTCAAAATGGTGTACGTGGTGGTTCTGCAACTGTTCACTTTCCAATATGGCACGCTGAAATAAAAGATATCATTGTACTTAAAAATAATAAAGGATCAGAAGATAATCGAGTTAGAAAATTAGATTACTCAATTCAATTATCAAAACTATTTTATGAACGTTTTATTAACGACCAAGAAATAACTTTATTCTCACCACACGAAGTACCTGAACTTTATGAAGCTTGGGGATCACCTGAATTTGATGATCTATATGAAAAAGCAGAAAGAAAAACATCAATAAAGAAATCAAAAATATCAGCACAAGAATTGTTTTTTGACATATTAAAAGAAAGAGCCGAAACAGGTCGTATCTATATTATGAATATAGATCATTGTAATACACATTCATCATTTAAAGATCGAGTGTATATGTCAAATCTATGTCAGGAAATTACGTTACCAACAGATCCAATAGATCATATTGATGGCGAAGGTGAAATTGCATTATGTATTCTATCAGCAATCAATGTAGGAAAGATTACTTATTTGGACGACTTAGAAAATCTATGCGATTTAGCAGTTAGAAGTTTAGAAGAAATTATAGATCATCAGCATTACCCTGTACGGGCTGCAGAGATATCTACAAAGGCAAGAAGAAGTCTAGGTATAGGTTATATTGGACTTGCACATTATCTCGCTAAATTAAAAGTTTCCTATGAAGATAAACAAGCATGGAAAGAAGTTGATGAGTTAACAGAAAACTTTCAGTATTATCTTCTTAAAGCAAGTAACGAAGTTGCCAAAGAAAAAGGCAAATGCGAATACTTTAATAGGACAAAATATTCCGATGGTATTTTACCAATAGACACCTATAAGAAAGAGGTAGATGAGATTGTAAATCGTAAACTATCTATGAATTGGGAAAAATTGCGTAAAGAAATAGTAGAGCATGGTCTACGACATAGCACACTCTCTGCTCAAATGCCTTCGGAATCATCTAGTGTGGTCTCTAATGCTACAAACGGCATAGAGCCACCTAGAGATTATCTATCTATAAAAAAATCTAAAAAAGGTCCACTAAAACAAGTGGTACCTGATTATCAAAGACTTAAAAATTCATATACGTTATTATGGGATATGAAAACAATGCAAGGGTATATTAATGTTGTTGCTGTAATGCAAAAATATTTTGATCAAGCAATTTCTGGTAATTGGTCATATAATCCTGAACATTATAAAGACGGTCAAGTTCCAGTATCAGCGATGGCTCAAGATTTATTAATGACTTACAAATATGGTTGGAAAACATCTTATTATCAAAATACATATGACAGTAAAAGAGATGATGACGAACCATCTCACCCTGTTGGTTGGATTGATAACGTTCCAGAGAGTATAACAAAAGAAGAAGAAGACTGCGAGTCTTGTAAAATATAATGGCGTTATTATGTGCTAATCTACCTCATATAGAGGTTTACGTGAAAAAAGAGTTTCTTTATGATCACCAAAAAGGACATGGTGAAATTGTTAAAGGGGTTTGGGTCACAGTCAAGTCGATACAAGGCAGAGCGTTGTATTTTGAAACATATTTGCCGGAGTATGGCGCAGTGTATGATAAGTTGCCTTTATCAGCATTTGTGTGGAAAAAAGACTACGAAGGTGATTTACCTTTAGAAGAATTAGAATTGTGGGACTGTTTTAGTTACGATATCACAGTCATAGAAAAAAGATTACTAAAAGGACAAAGAGCAAGATATTTTGCTCCAAGTAAAAAATGGTATGATGGTATATATTTATTTACGATTGACAGTTGCAATCCAGATTCAAATATACTAAATACTACTTTTAGTGAATTGCCAACGCAGCATAAGTCATTTAATATTTTAAAATTAAATAACGGTTATTTTGCTGCTCAACCAAATAATAGAATGTTAATATTGGATAAATCATACACACCAAAGACTTTGAAGTTTCCAGACTTTAAAGTTTCTTCTATTGAGTATTCCGTAGAAGATAAGGTAAAACAAACCTTTGGAGACGAAACGGAGTTTTTCTACGGAGTTAAAGATGAAGAATAGTTTACTAATACACAAGCACTTAATTGTTCGTGCTGAAGTTAACAACCCACCCAAAGATGTGGACCAGTTAACAGAATGGTTAAAAGATTTTATAGCATCAATTAATATGAAAATAATGTTAGGGCCATATGTGGCATATTGTAACAACGAAGGTAATCGAGGTATTACTGGTGTTGCTGTAATTGAAACAAGTCACATAGCAATGCACGTATGGGACGAACCTGTACCTGCTTTGATGCAACTTGATGTTTATAGTTGTGCTGAGTTTAATCCATATCTAATTGCAGATAAATTAAAAAAAGATTTTGATGTAGTTAAATTAGATTACAAATTTTTAAATAGAGAAACAGGATTAAAACCAATAAAACTAAACAAGGAGTATTTAAAGTAATGGTAAAAAGTGTGTTTAACAAAGATAAGAATTTAGATTCCACAAAACAATTAATGTTTTTTGGTCCTGATTTGGCAGTGCAACGTTATGATAATATGAAATACCCTATCTTTGATAAACTAAATCAACAACAATTAGGTTACTTTTGGAGACCGGAAGAAGTTTCACTACAAAAAGACAGAAACGATTACCTTGAATTAAGAGATGAACAAAAGTTTATCTTTACTTCTAATTTAAAATATCAAACTATGTTAGATAGTGTACAAGGCAGAGGACCTTGTCTAGCATTTTTACCTTTTTGTTCATTACCAGAATTAGAGGGCTGTATTGTTACATGGGATTTTATTGAAACAATCCATAGTAGAAGTTATACATACATTATTAAAAACTTATATTCTAATCCAGCAGAAATATTTGATACAATCATACAAGACGAAAAGATTGAACGAAGAGCTGAATCTGTAACCAAAACTTATGATGATTTAATTGCTATGGGATACCAGTGGACATTAACTCCAGATAAAGTTGATATGTATGAATTGAAAAAAAGATTATATCTTGCTATGGTTACAGTTAACATACTAGAGGGTTTAAGATTTTATGTATCCTTTGCGTGTTCATTTGCGTTTGGTGAATTAAAGAAACTAGAAGGATCAGCGAAGATTATATCTTTTATTGCAAGAGATGAAAGCCAACACTTGGCTATGTCACAAAGAATTATCAACAACTGGAAAGACCACGAGAATGATAAAGAGATGTTAAAAGTAATTAAAGATACAGAAAAAGAAGTTTACAAAATGTACGAAGAAGCAGTAGGTGAAGAAAAGAGATGGGCAACTTATTTATTTTCACAAGGTTCTATGATTGGTTTATCTGAAAAGTTGTTACATCAATTTGTTGAATATATGGCAAATAGAAGAATGAAAGCTATACAATTAAATCCTATGTATGATCAAAAAACTAATCCTCTTCCTTGGGTTGAACATTGGTTAAATAGTAGATCAACACAAAATGCTCCACAAGAAACAGAAATTGAAAGTTATGTAATTGGTGGTATCAAACAAGACGTAACAAAAGACCAATTTAAGAAATTTAAACTATAAAGGAAATATGAAAATTTTTATAATGTCTATTTTTTTACTTCAAGTTGATGTAGGAGGATATTTTTTTACTACACCATTTGAAGAAAATCCAAGAATTGAATTTAAGACAGTAACGGAATGTGTACATGCTGCCAAAGATAAAAGAAATAAAATGTTAGAATCATCTTTAAACTACCTTGAATTAGGAATAGTTGATGTAAAGATTGACTGCATAGAAGCAACACAATCTAAAGAAGGAACGATTTAACTTAATGTCAGAGAAAAGACAAAAAACCTGTTCTAGTTGTGAAACTAAATATACTGTAGAATGGAATATCGAATTACAGGATTTAGAACCTTTGACTTGTCCATTTTGTGGACACGAAGTAGAGGATTTAGAAGATGAAGACAACTGGACAAACGAAAACACTGAAGACGATAGTTGGAATTGATTATAGTTTAAATAGTCCTGCCGTGTGCGTGGCAGACACAAGTTTTGATTTTGATAAATGTGTATTTTTCTTTTTAACTAGTAAAAAAAAACATATAGGAAAAATAAGTAAAAATATTATAGGTGTTGAACACAAAGAATATAATACTCCTATTGAAAGATTTTCAAATATTTCTACTTGGGTATTAGATATTATAAAACAATATGATGGAAAACAAATATTCATTGAAGGTTATTCTTTTGGATCTAAAGGACAAGCTATATTTCAAATTGCAGAAAATTGTGGAATTCTTAAATATAGAATCTCAACCCAACCAGAACTTACATATAACACTATTGTACCTAGTGTGGTTAAGAAGATGGCTTCGGGCAAAGGTAATGCTGATAAAGAAAAAATGTATGAAACTTTTACACAAGAAACAAAAGTAGATTTAAAAAAGATTTTTGATATGGAAAAACTTAACAATCCTGTAACAGATATTATAGATAGTTATTATATTGCGAAATATGGTTATGAAAATTCTAAAAGCACAAAAGAGTCTACCTGATTTTACACTTCAATACTTTGATGTAAAATCTTTACGAACAATTCCACCAGACACTTGGTTAGAAAATCGTTCAAATGAATTTGGTTATTATGAAAGTTTTGAAAAACACGGAATGATTTGGCCAATCGCTGTTACAGATCATAGACAACAATGGGTCAAAGATAGAATACTTCCTAAAAATCCACAACATAAAGATAAAGACGGAAATCTTATACCAGGTTATTACGTTCACATAGGTAATAAACGTGTTCTATGGGCAAAACATAATGGTTATGATAAAATAGAGGGTTATTTTTTTAACACTATGGAAGATAAAAGAAAGATACATCAATTACAACATATAGAACACACGGAGATACCAAAATGAAAAATGTAAAAGGTTGGTATTTACCAGACGGCGATACGCACTTTCAATCAATGTTAAAAAAAGTTAATGATGAATTTACTTATCAACAATCACATAGAGATTTTGTATTAAACTATGTAGATAAGTTTGATGTTGCTATAGATGTAGGTGCGAATGTAGGATTTTGGTCAAAAGATTTTTGTAGAAAATTTAAAAGCGTATGGGCGTTTGAACCTATAAATGATGTAATAGAATGTTATAAAAAAAATATGGCATCCTTTAATAATTGGCATTTAGAAGAAGTAGGTTTATCAAATAAACAAGGTGAAAATATTAAAATATATAAAGGTATAGAAAACTCTGGTGGTTCTTCTTTAGTAGAGGGTTTTGAAAGTGCTAGTAATCAGTTTCAATATATTGATGTTAAAAAACTAGATGATTATATAAATGAATTTACTACAGTTGACTTAATCAAAGTTGATATACAAGGTAGTGAACAAGCATTTTTAAATGGCGCTATAGATTTTTTACAAAAATTTAATCCTACCTTATCACTAGAATTACCAATTAAAACAAGTAAAGAAATTAATTATTATAATCATACCAAGAAGTTTTTAGAAGATATAGGTTATAAAGAATTAGGTAGACATAAAAAAGATACGGTATTTAAAAAATGAGTATAGCCGTTGTAACAACACTAAACAAGAAACTATACAATCAGTATGGTCATAAATTTTTTGAAACTTACAATTGGGATTTTGATTTAATAGTTTATAGTGAAGACTTAATTGAGATACCTAAGAGCAATCAAATAGTAAAAAGTATTTTTAATGAGATACCTGAAT